AGTGCGGCCTTATCACCGTTACACTCACACCAAAAGTCATCTAAATATTACTCGAATTAGGATAGAATTGTTATATTTGTGGCATGAAAGTTAAGTCGTTTAAAATACTTGATCAATACTTTCTTCGGTTCTACAGGTCTATTATGTCTAAGAACGGAAAGAGGAGGAAGCATACGATCGTGGAGAAGAATGATATTCTCGAATGTCAGTCGTTGATCTGGAAAGTCATACGTGATAAGTACTTAGATAATGAGGGCGGGGTTTATATAAATAACATCGGTTATCTATGTCATAAGATTAATCCCAACCGTAAGATATATCTGAATAAACTTACCGGGACTATAAACAGGCGTGGGACAGGTGGATATTCTTACGTCCATACGTGTATGGATTTTATGCCTAGGAATAAGTATTTTCATCTATATATCTCTCCGGCCTTGAATAAGGAATGTAGGTTGGCTATGGAATCAGGTAGGAGATATAAGTTCTTGTATCGGGAGGTTGAGTCGGAGAGTAAGGTATTTGGAGTTAAATGGGTTTACAAGCTGTAGAAGTTTTTTTTGTGATCCAGTTAGCCCGTGAGGGTAGACTGGATTTTTTTTGTATCACGGATTCAAATACATATCTTTGTGCAAAAGACTTGAATATGACTATAAAAGGGTTGTTGGCCGAGATCAAGGCCGATTTACATAAATACGATGATAGCGGGGCTATAGATACCTCATCTGTTTATAGGTGGGCTGAGATCGCCTTGAAAAGGTTTGGGGGTGTTATAGCCGTCATGTCCGAGGCGGTTGTCAAGACCAGTAATAAACAGGCGGTATTGCCTTCCGATTTTTTCGACATGCTTGACGCTTATAGGTGTGAGCCTCTGGTTTGCGAGATTCCGGGCGGCGACAAGGCTAAGGCTGACCTCCAACACGAGATCGGCTGGGTCGAGCGCACCGAGCGCGGCTTCCGTTGGAACTCCTGCACGGAGTGCTGTAAGGAGGAGTTTGAGAAGACGATCACGGAGAAGATATATATCGGGTCTCACGAGGTTCGCTTCCATTACCATCACCCCGTAAGGCTGTCTATAGGTCGTGGGTTGAGACGTGATTGCGCCGCCGACAAGTATCGGGATAAATATGCTTGGGATAATTATGATATAACTATATCTGGCAATACTATGTATACTGGGTTTGATGGATTTATTTACATCATATATCGTGCTACACCCAAGGATGATGACGGTCTCCCGTATATACCTGAAACGGCGTTAGGTTATCTTGAGGATTATGTCGAGACGTATATCAAGATGAAGATCTTCGAGAACGCCGCCGTTAACGGTTTGATACAAGGGGCTGGTGACGCTTATAAGCTATACGCCCAACAAGAGCCGGGTAAGTTCGCTAGGGCTATGAAGGAGCTTAAGATGTCGATGATCACGTTAAATGATTATCGGGAACTGGCTGAGGATAATAGGAGAAGGATGCTGTCTCATGAGCGTATGTGGCCCAACGCTTTTAATAAGTATATTAAACTTATTTAACAAAATACGATGATATGGCTGATTGGATACATTTAGATAAGACAAGTGGTACCGGCCCTGCTAAGGTTAGGGTTACCGCTGATATCAATGAGACTGGCGAAATACGTCAGGCTACGTACAAGGTTATAAAAGAAGGCACCAAGGAGGAGAAGACGTTCGTGTGCAGGCAGGAGTCGGTTCCGGTGGTAATCATCCCTGAGTTTGATTTCCTTGTGCTTAGGTATATCTGGGCTGACGAGGACGGCATTGACTTCGACACGGCAACCGGCTTCGACAACACCGGCCTCCCGGACGTGGACGGCAAGCTGGTTGGTTGGAGTAAACAGTACCAGACCACGCAGGAGCGGGTAGGTGATTATCTTATCCACGGTGGTGATAACATGGAATCAGGTAATGAGGCAGCTTTGATCCAGATGGGGCCGTTATTGGATGGCGATAATTACGATAAATTACCTCTTGAGATCAGATGTGGTATATACGGCAACTGGTATGGCGGTCGAGAAAGAGGGAATGTAACTATCAAATTTACAGCTTATAAGGGCGGAACGATGGAGAAACGTGGATATGATTTTGTCAACATAGGAGGTGAGGAGGTTTATACCGGTGATGCCCCTACTAACGTATCCGCTCACGGCGAGGATAATTGGCAAAATATAAAGACCTTGTATTCTAAGGTAGGTACGATGATTTATAACAAGGAGTCTCGTGACTGTATTGTAAGAATAGGTGAGTGATTATTCTTTTTCATAATACAAATATCTATCAGCTCTCTCGTCCGTGAGGATGGGGGAGTTTTTATTTTTTTTAGTCCTTCGCTTATGACATATTTGATCTTTTATTGCACAGAAATAATCTAGCTTTGCCAAAAACTAGTATTATGATTACATTGAATGATGTCAATAACGAACTCCATGTCCGGTTATATATACTGGAGGTGCTTAAGGATTATATAAGAGATGATGATTTCGATGGTCTTGTAGATAAGGCGTTGGATTTTGTCATGGAAGGCGTTTCTATACCTAAGGCTCCGGCCAAGGATACCACCATGAGTGACATATCAAAGAGCGTTTTGGCCTTGGTAGCGGGTGCTGGATTAGATGAGAGGCTAAGCAAAAGCTCTTTAGAGTTAGCTTACGATAGGTGTAAGATGAGGTACGTATTCGATCCTCGAAATCGGGATATGCACGGTGTAGTCGTAGGTTATTCCAATGACTTTAATAGTCTGGTCGCTGTGTGTGATGAGGGATCGAAGAAAGGGGTGGACAAAGGATCTACTGATTTTGTGGACGTCAATGAGAGATACGTGACTAACGGGTTCTTCTACATATCCGTAGAGGACGCCGACAAGCAATCAAGCTACATGGGGAAAAATCCATAATTATTATGTTTTTGTATTTTCATTAGGGGTAAACGTTGCAAAGTGTTTAGATTTTCCTTCTGGCTTGTAAGAGTCAGAAGGATTTTCTATTTTTGTGCGATTTGAATGTTTTGCATAATACGTACAGTTTATTAGAATCCGCCACATAAGTGATTATCTGGCGGATTTGCTATATTTGCGAAAAACATAACATCGTGCAAAATAATTCTAATATAGCGGTTCCCGATTCCGGGATGAACAGGGATAAGCATCCACAGGACCTATCCCCGTCTGAGTACAGTTTCGCCTTGAACGCTACCATAGAGGGTGACGATGGGAGTCAGCTTAAGATCCAGAACGAGCCTAGTACCCTTTTATGTAAGCGATTTGATGGCTATAAGGTTATTGGGTATAAGAATGATATAGCTGGTGATAACACTTATTTCTTTCTGGTGAATCCTGATAACAACACCTCTAAGATCACGTTCATGAGGTCATTGGATTATGTCAAGACCGTAGAGGATCAATTAGCGGGATCAGGGAAAGATATTCATCGTATCCTTGGCGAGAGGCTTGAGGAGTCGGATGGTCGTTTCGATGAGATATGTGATTTGATGGAGGTGTTGATAGAGGATGGGACCGATGACCCTTGTCTTAACTTTTCCATTCATCACCCGATCTTTGATATAGAGATCAAGGATGAGAAGTGTGGTAAGGTGATATACTGGACTGATGGATATAACCCCCAGCGATATGTTATGGTTGACAAGGCACTTAATCCGGATGATGATGGTGACTTCTGGTATCATTATCATGGATATAAGACATGTGGGGATGATAAGCCAATAGAGAGGTGTAGGCTGGCTTGCGAGAAGCTACTGGTATTCCCGCTGCTGACGGCCCCGTGCGTGGAGCCTGAGGTCGTGGAGTTCGGGGGAAGCCTGCGTGCCGGGACCTACCAGTTCTGCGTGGCGTTGTGCGATGAGTTCGGGATAGAGAAGACCGGATATTGCTCATTGACCAACCCTATCATGATATTCGATCGTCAGGATATAGTCATTCGTGATGGCTTATGGGGCAAATCAACCAACATGGGTATCCGGCTTACTGTATCCAATATAGATAAGCAGGTATCTCATTATAAGGTAGGTGTTATACAGAACACCGTTGGATATAATGGCGAGCAAAGCCCGGTTCTTGAGTATTTCATAGAAGGTATACATCCGATAACGGAAAGGACCATCTATTACCTTACGGATCAGTATAGCGAGCGTACGACCATGGAGAAGTTATCCAAGGAAATACCGGTATATAAGACAGCCAGAGGCATGACGTCTGTCGGGAATCGTCTTCTTCAATACGGCTTGACCGTGGAGAATGAATGGAATCTTCAACCGGTCGTTAACTTCTTGGGTCATTTCGTTAAATGGCAGACATCTATAGCCACGGAGAATTTGTATAAAGACGGTGTGGCTTGCTCTAAATACGCCTCTTTCATGCGTGACGAGGTATATCCGTTGGGTATAAGATTCTTTACCAATACGGGATACAGGACAGCTAGATTCCCGCTTATCCCTCGTCCGGCCACAAGGGAGGAGATGGAGGTTATCGTTGATGAGGACGGTAACTCTGACGACCTGTCGGCTGCGTCGGTGCTGGAGAACAACCCGCAGTGCGCCGGGAACAGCCGCCGTCATCTTTGGCAGTTTAAGAATACGGCAAAGATCATAAACGACCCGTCTTGGGGATTTGATGGTTTTGGAGGAGAATGCAAGAATCAGCTAGATGTCAAGCAACTCAGATATGTAGAGCAGGAATATGCCACGGTAGGAGAGACCCAATTCGTTATCAACACGATGGGGGAAGGTGTTACGGTAGATGATGCTATTGATTATATCGCTGATAATATAGAGAACCTGTGTGATATCATAGAATCTAATGTAGGTATTACTGACGAGTTATGCGCTGCTATATCATTGCCAGAGGATCAAGACGGTATAAAGGCTCCCGGTTTCCCTAGTGGATGTGATGATATCGAGAGGATAGAGACCAGGACTATATTGGATAAAAACTCTTTGGTGGATTCTAGGATTGATTTTACATATAAGTTGGCTAGTGATTATACGGAGACAGAGCCTACCACCTTAATACAAAGTAACGCCGAGTCACAAAGGAAATTTTCTGTATTGTGTGATTTCGATAATTACTCCAGTGGAGGTAAGAATATCATAGGTCTGGTTCAGGAATGGCTGGATGGTCAGGATGAGGATAAATTCCCGTCTGTTATAGATTCTTCCGCCTTGGTCTTGTGTCAGGATATGTCTAATGTCCGGCAGCTATATGATGAGGGTATATGTACTAATGGGTGTTCGGTAGGAGATCCTTACGTGAATCCTACTATTGACGATGTGCAATTACCCACGTTCCAAGGAGGTAGGTCATTGGGTAAGTGCACATATTTGTATCAATATCCCGGATGGGAAGGGAAGAAGCATACGGAGACGATGCTTGATCGGTTAATGGATACGATGGAGGCTTATTTCCCCCAATATGAGAGTCAGTTTGGTATCGAGAACGCCATGTGTCTTTTTGGTGATGGTGATAACTCTAAGTTCAATACCGGTATAACTACTGACTGGGAAGATCGTGTGTCTGTGCAGAATGATATTGACGCCAAGACCAATTGGTTAGGTAGAAGCAACTTGACTTATTTCAAGTTCTATCCACATGTATCCTCATACGCCAGATGGGTGGAGTTGGATTACGAAAAATACGTAAGCGGTTTATCCGATCCTGATAACGGTATTATGTATATAGAGATGATGGGTAACTATAATTATCCGATCGGTGACTCATCATCATACAACAAGGTTCGTATAACATTTTTCTCGGATAAGGAAGGTACCGTGGCTCCTAATCCTTTGGCTAATGATGCCAAGAAAGGTGTTATAGTGAATTACGTGGATCATAAGATATTTATGATGCCAAAGTACTTGTTCTGGAATGATGACAAGACTACTTTCCATAAGATATATGTTTGTATTGAGCCAGCGGTATGTGTGTTCTTCACCGGTTTCGCCATGAGGAAGGACATGAAGGAACTTGCAGGATTCTATACGGCCGGCACCGCCATTTTCCCTGCCCCGTTCTGTTTTGGCATTCGGCCACTGGAGGTGAAATACGTATTCTTCTTTACGAAAGAACTGAAATTAAGGAGATTTGTCACATATGAGGCGAAATGCATCTCATGTGGAGATAAACCCGCTGATTGTGCTCCTAGACCTTATCAGTATGGTGATTTTGGTTATTGGGAATCTATCAATAAGTATCCGGCTAATTTTGAGTTGTATGATTCAAGTAAGATCGGGATATCGTCGGGAGGATCGAAGAGGAAGGATATAATAGATTCTTTGACGAAATACTATGGGTCTCCTAAATCCGTTGAGGGTAAGTCTTACTTCACTGGTAATGGGGATAACGCTGAGTACCCCAATACGTCAACCACATTTTGTCAGAAACCTATACGTCATTACAAGTTCCCGGATAACTCTGTCGCTCCTTTTATGGGTAATCCGTCTCAACTGACCGGTCAATATGGAGTTGACTCCTATATTTATCCTATGGGGGTGATGCTTGATGACGATATCGTTAATGAGTTTCTGGATATAGCGGTAGAGAATGGCCTTATAGATAAGGATAGAAGGGATTCCATAATAGGATATGAGTTGTATAGGGGCGATAGGACATTGGATAAGAGCGTTATCGGTACCGGTCTGGCTTATGATATGTTTAAGTACGATGATCCCGACGGATCGGCTAACCTTTATCCTAATTATCCTTACAATGATTTGTCTGATGATATGTATATCTATAAGGATATTAATCGTGAGAATTTTATAACGCATCCGTTTAACAGGAAGGGTAATATCTGGTATTCATTCTTAAGCCCTGATATTGCCTTCAACAAGCCTGATGCTCCCACTGAGTGCCTTGTTGATGGTTATCAATTAGGTAAATCCTCCGGTATATTCAGGGAGGTGGAGGATCACCCTAAATGGACGATATTAGGAAGTAAGGCTTATAGTATGGCAACGTCATTGGCTACGGTGGAGGCTATGGCTAATTTAATATCCGCTATAGCTGAATATACATATCAATCGGCGTCCCAACAATATGTCGGTGGAGGCGTGTTTTTTTTAGCCAACCCTGTCGGCATAGCGCTGACGGCTATCCGTCTGGCTACAGGTATCGCCAAGGCTACCTCCCAGTCTGTCGTGGATATAGGGAAGTACAGGTATCAGTGGTTAACGGCCTTGATAGATAGGGGACCTAGATGGAATTACGCTTATTATTATACTTCTGTCGCTCATTATAATCTATTTTACCAAAAAACAGGGGCATCAGAGTTGCGTGGATTATCTACGGCTAAGTATATTAAAAGCGGATTGTATCCGGTAACGGATATCTCATCACAAGGGAAAGTAGTAGGCGGTAAGCCTATAGTTGTAAATAATCTCGATCGTGAGCATTCGTTGTTCATGTCATTTGGTATGGATAAGTATATGCTTGAATATCCGGAGTTGGTTTCAAGTTATGATACCAGCCGTATTCAGGATGAGTGTAATATTCGTAACGATGAGGTGGCTGGTATGACGCCTCATTTTATGACACGTGAATCTTTCGTATCCTGCCCCTATATGAGGATAAAGAAATATTCTCCAGCTCAATACGGACAGATAGAGGATATCAGGTGGGTGTCGTTAGGCGGATGCGGGTTGATGGATGAGGATAAGCGTAAACCTGTTTTTGGAGGTGATGTGTTTATATCCAGATTCTCGCTTAAAAGAAAAATGCCTATGTTTTACTTGACCCAGTTTGGTCAGGGAGATATGATACCATTCCCTTACTACGACTATAGGAATATCGGGTATCCACGTTATTTTGTTAATTATGATACCGGGGAGGATTATCTTAATAAGACTGACACGGATACTGGATCGCTATATTCGTTCCCTAGCCGTAAGAGTGCTTATGAGATGGCTTGCAAGACCGGGGATATGTATCTTAGTGGTCGTTTCTTTCTGTATTTTTACGGCATACCTCAGTTTTTAGTGGAGTCTGAGATTAATTGTAATTTCCGTATAGCTGGGTCTGAGCCTTATGAGGGTTTCTATCCAGAAGTAGGGGATTATATATCATGGACCCAAGAGCGTAATGTCCCTATATCAAGGGATAATGTGTTTAAGATGAGTCCTGTGTACAAGAATCGTTTTACGCTAGGCGGAAGGTCATTACCAGAGACGTATGATAGCAATTTTTGGGACTGCGCCTACCAAAGACCCAACGGCGTCATATGGAGCACCGCCGACGTTTCAGAGAACGGCATGACCGATCCTTGGCTGTCGTACAAGCCTATGGATTACCATGAGTTCAAGACCTCATTTGGGAAACTCATAAGCATGAAGGGGATAGAGTCGGATCAGATATTAGCCCGCTTCGAGAATCAGGTAGGGTTGTACAACGCCATAGACGTGTTGGCGGAGAGAATATCCCCGGAGAATAGCGAACTAGGGACAGGTGGTCTTTTCGCCTCTCGTGGTATCGAGTATAATAATACGACGTTAGGATATTCCGGGACCCAGAGCCGGGATATGATCAGTTGTGAATTTGGGCATTTTTGGGTCGATTTAAGGCGTGGTCAGGTATTCAAGGTAGATTCTAATGGCAGGAATCTTACGGAGGTCACACCGGGGCTTAGAAACTGGTTTAAGGAGCATCTTCAGATGAAGATCATCCGTAGCCGGATATATAACGCCGATACGGATGCTGAGCTGTCTTATTATGATATCGATAACAAGTTCTTTGGTATAGGTCTGTCCATGGGTTGGGATAATCGTTTCAAGAGGGTATTGATAACCAAGAGGGATTACATACCGGTAGGGAATCCAAGCGAGTACCAATTCAGGGGAGGCCGGTTCTACAGGAACGGGCAGGCGGTGGAGCTTTCGGACACCAGCCATTTCACGGACGTCTCTTTTACCGTTGGATATAATTGTTTGAAGGGTGAGTGGAAATCATATTTATCGTACACCCCGGATTATTATATCGAGCATCAACATTATTTCCAGTCCGGTAAGAATTACTCTAACGATAGTCGGGAAGTGGGATTGTGGTCTCATGGCTTAACCAATCAATCGTATCAGGTATTTTATGGTAAGCTATATCCGTTTGTTGTAGAAGTCCCGGTACGTGAGCAGTATGTGAATAAGATCCTCACGAACTACCAATATAGGATGGATGCCAGAAGGTATCAGGATGAGGTTAATTATCAGGTTAGAAGAACAACTGGATTTAATAAGGCATGGTTCTATAACGATACCAACAACAGTGGAGAGCTTAGGATGACCATCGCCGATAAGAACGACATGAGCCAGCGCCTAAGATATCCTATAACTAACGACGATAGCCGTGAGATACTGGTGACGGAAGTAGACCAGAAGATCAACATCAACGACTACTTCAACGAGGTTAAGGACGATACTAATAACCTACCGGTATGGGTTAAGGACGTGAACGATATTGGCCGGGAGATCGACCCTAGGGCTGTCGATTATCATCGGAGGTGGCGTGATCGTCTTCGTGGCGATTGGTTCTTGGCAAGATTCGTGAATGACATTGAGAGCCGGTTCAAGATGATAGTGCGTTGGTTTAGCAATGAGGAGAAAGTTTATTGATTTAGGTGATTATATACAACTTTACACCACAAATGTACCGAATTATTTTTATGTATAAATAATAATCTATATATATGTCATGAGATTAGTCGAACAACATATAATCAAGCGAAGCTCGGTATATTACAATGAGCTTCAAGACCTGTTGCATAAGTGTAAAAACTTATACAACAAAGGGTTATATGTCGTTCGTCAATATTATTTCCAGTATAATGATGATAATACCGTTAAATATAAATACCTCAACTACTATTCTCTTGAAAAGAAGCTAAGAACAGAAAACGATGTAGACTATCGTGCTTTACCATCATCTGTAGCCCAACAGGTATTGATGATGGTCGACCAGAATTTCAAATCCTTCTTCAATCTTCTTAACAAGAAGGGTAGAGGTGAGTATTCTGAGAAAGTAAGAATACCTAAGTATCTTGATAAAGATGGGATGTTTATGGCTGTTTTCCCGACAACAGCCTTTTCTCAGAAATGGATAAAACAAGGTATTATTAAGTTACCAAAACAATTCTCTTTTACCATAAGGACTAATAAACAAAATGTCCAACAACTTAGGTTTATCCCTAAGAATGGATATATTATGTTTGAGATTGTGTATAATAAGAAAGAGAAAGGTCTTATGTATGATAACGGAAATTATCTTGGTATTGATCTTGGACTTAACAATTTAGCGTCTTGTGTATCAAATACCGGTTCTTGCTTTATCATCAACGGTAAGCCTCTAAAATCTATCAACCAGTATTATAATAAAAGATTAGCATATTTAAAATCTAAATTAAAAGGTAATAAACAAGTATCAAGACAAATAAGATCGTTAACCAACAAAAGGAATAACAAGATCAAGGATTATCTGCATAAAGCTAGTAGGGTATTGATTAATCATGTAGTCTCCAATGGCATTAATACGATCGTAATCGGTCACAACAAATGCTGGAAACAAGAGATCAATATCGGAAAGCGAAACAACCAGAACTTTGTATCTATCCCTTTTAATATGTTTATCTCAATGATATCATATAAAGCTACACTTGAGGGTATTAATGTTAAGATCGTTGAGGAATCCTATACCTCAAAATGTAGTTTCTTGGATAACGAGCAGATTTGTAAGCATGATAAATATGCCGGAAGACGTGTCAAACGAGGATTGTTCAAAACATCTTCCGGTAGTATTATTAACGCCGATATCAATGGTGCTTTTAACATCATCAGAAAATCGGCAAAAGAAGCCTTCGATGTAAGTACCTTACCAGAAGGTAGAGGGTTTTGGTGGAACCCGGTACGGATTTCTGTATAGATATATACCATTTTACGATTTTAGTGTAAAAAGGCATATAATCACCTTAACATATAGGGGAGGGTGTTTATCATTCCCCTTTTATACTTTCAAATGATATCAGTTATGGTTTGATTTCCGTTGAAACTGGTTGATTTTTATCACAATGAATATTGTGATTGACAATTTGTTTTATTTAATATTGAAATACAATAAATTTTAATAATTTGTTTATGGAAGATTTTCAAGGTAAGTATGATGGTAGTCAAATAGACAGCAGGCTTGATAAGGTCAAGGATATGGTTGGTGCCACGGCGTCCGGGGCTGGCGCTGCGGGATTGGTGCCGGCTCCCGCCGCGGAGAAGCGTACAGCCTTTCTTCGTGGTGACGGCACATGGCAGGATATAGATGTTCATGAGCCGGGCTTCTTGGGCGATAATCTCGATAGCGAGGATGATTTTAGAACTATATTATTTAATTTGGGCTTTGATAAGGAATTTACCCTTACCAAAGCGAAATATGATATAATAGCTTCTAAATGTGAGGTTGATATACCAATTCAATATCTTTTATCCGGAGCATCATCGACGTATGGGGTTGGGGACTTGATATTAATTAAGGATTCATCCGGGAATATTCAAGCCATGTTGCGCTCTGGATGCAATACGGGAGCTGGGGTCATTGTATCTTATCATGTAATGATCAATATATCCAGCGACCTTACCCATACGTCCATTGTCACCAGTCATACCGTACAATCGGTATCTAACCAAACCAAGGACATATCCTTAACGATTGGTGGTGACCCAGTCGGAGATAACAGGGGCATCAACTTCTCTACGGCCGGTACAGGGACCAAGGCTTTGATGGATAATGGGAAATATAAGGAGGTGCAAGCTAGGGGTGATATTGAGAATGCGTTTTTAGATACTGTTTTTCATCTAGCGTCCAATCAACCTTCTACTTTAACCCAAGATCAGTATAATACTATAAAATCGTTGTTTGGTAGTAACCCTACGTCTAATATCAGGATGATAAAACCTAGCGATTCTTTTGTGGAATTGGTAGGTGAATTTCTTATCAATGATTTGATGGTTTTTAATGATCAAAGGAATGATTGTATCACTATTTACATCAGCAGTTCAAATATCATTCTTGGTACGGGACTTATGGATATATCTATTTCTGTTTATCCTAATCTAAGTGTTGGATATATTCATTCTAATTCAAATGTTGCTGCATCAGATGGTTCCGAGATAGTTCTTGTAAATTCTTTGAAAAATACTGAAGATGATATAGATTTTGATAATCAACTTCATCTTAAGATGAAAGGTAAGGGTGATAAGGCCTTGATGGATGATGGGACTTATAAGGAGATAGGTTCTTCTGGAGTGGATATCTCAAGTTATATTTTAGAAGGAATTGATTTTAAGAAAAATACTACCAAGGAAGGTTTCGATAAGATAAAAAGCTGTATTATTAATAAACAGCATATGTATGTGTATTATAAAGTCGAAATGGGTGGCGATGTAGCCGCTTTTACAAGTGATGTTATAACTAATTTTTTGTATGGTAATATATCCTTGGTTATGGTTGATTTTTCGAATATTGAGTTGAAACAAGTAGTAATAAATTCGAGTAATTATAATATAACCGTAACAAAAATTTAATGTTATGATTCAAAAAAGGAAGGTTACCAAGAACTCAGGCAAGTGCCCTAAATCGGGGTGCATCAAGAAAGTAGGAAGTGATTGGAGGGTGGTTAGTAACAAAACTGGAAAGTTATGGCCGGCGAAGTATAAGTCGAGGGATTTGGCCAAGAAAGCTCTGGCGGCTTATCATATGCATTGAGGGTGTAGGAGGGTAGGTGATATGAATCATGTACCCTCCTATTGTTTTATCCTGCATCCGATTATGTATATCTTTGTAGAAAACGTGATTTATGGCTAAGAAAGATAAGAAAGAGGAAATCCCTTCATGGATAAAGGATTTGTATAAGGAAGATCTTGATCGTGTTGTAAGAGGTGAGCGTCCCATGTATTTTAGGGGTATGAATGATGGTCTTTTAAAGAACGTATCCCCGGAGTTTGATGTCCTTAGCGGAGGAGCCGCAGTTAAAGGTATGAATGGGATAAGAGGTACGTTGTCCCCGTTGAATAACGGTATGGGTAATTATAATTTCAGCCTCAGGGGTATAAATAAGAAGATAGGTGAGCTGGTTGACGAGGCGGGATTATATCTACCTGAGAAATTAAGGCCTGTATATCGGACTGTGGTGGATGCTATGTCGAGTTCCAAGGATAAGGGGTTGGGTCATATCACGCAGCCGTTGGCCAACGCCCTGTACCCTGCGGACGAGCGGCGGAACCGGCGCATGGACGGGGAGCATCCCGTTGGTTATGTGGATGCCATAGACGGCATATGGCCTAGGGATAAATATGGGCTATGGGGAGAGAAAATTGAGCGGAAAGCAGAAGGAGGTCCTACTGGTAATGATCCTATGTATGTAAGACAAGATGTATCTGATAGAGCTTCGTATTTAAAAGACATCATAGGTAACGCCATAAGAAGGAGGTTGTATGAGAATGTAACACCTGATGTGGTAGCCTCAAATGCTAGTCTTCCTGATAAGGTTAAGGAATTTATATACGGAAGAAATGGCAAAGCTAATGTTGATGAATATAGTGAACAGCTATGGGGTAGATTCTTATCCCAACCTAATAGTCTTGACGGAAATAGCAAGGAAATAAGAATCCCCGATAATATTATTGCTGATATCGAGAGGATGTTTAATCGTGACACTAAGGATGAGATAAATAGGTTAGATAAGAAGATTCGTGATACGGAGCGAGAAATATATGGTTCCGATAAGCCGGTTACAGATGATGCTTATGGTAGGCTGGAGTTTTTGAAAAAGTCTAGAGAATGGGTAGATATCTTTGAGAAGAATCGTAATTCTGTAAGATCCGGAAAGCCTACGGTTTTTTCTGAGTACGATTTTTATCCCGAAGCTGCTGGTGAGCTTACCCCGTTATCAGGGTTTGGTAATTTTACAATTTATAGACGTCCGGATGGAAGGTTAGGCGTTTACGATGTATATGATTTTTATAGTAATGATCAAGAGTTCCCGATTAATATAGCTACCAAGGTATTAGATGCTATAGGTGATAAGTTTGAGGAGAGAGGCTCTTTCAAGGATTATAATCCTGATCCAGAGAGTGGTAGGGATGCTCTTATTCGTAACGCTATTATGTCTAAGAATAAGTTGGAGGACAAGGCTGAAGGAGGTCGTATAAATACAGGAAGCGATTATGGTTCTGGAAAGTATGTGATTGATCCTCGTAGATCAGAAAATAGCAAAATGGCTGTATATGATGAGATATGGGACTATCTGACAGAAAAGAAGGGTATACCACAAACGCAAGCTATCGGCATCCTGTCTAACATCGCCGCCGAGTCCGGAGGGGACACCGAAGCTCTAGGCGCCGCCGGTGACTTTGGAATCCAGCAATGGCTTGGACCTAGGAAGAAAGAGTTGCAGCGTAGGTATGGTAGGAAACCGACATTAACCCAACAACTGGATTATCTCGTGGATGAGTATCAAGGTCGTGTACCGGGGCTAGGCTGGAACTACATGAACCAAGGCAAGTTCTTTGATAAGGACGCTCAAGGCAATGTATATAATTACTATATGTATTCGAAGGCTGATTTTGATAACGCCACGAATTATAAGGACGCTACCGTGGCATGGAATCAAGGATACGGAAGACCCCTTGGATCGACATTAAGAAACGAGAAGCGGTTTGAGTTCGCCGATATGTTCTCCAACAGATACGGTGTCCCGGAGAACGAGCCAATGAGATACGAGTTCGGGCAGCGGGATTCTGGTACGGGGGACGGAGGTCAGCAGCCTATCCCTGAGACGGTAGCCCCTGCCGATCCTTCTTTGGCTTCTCGTCCTGCCATGGATAGCTGGTGGGAGAAGGAGGGTCAAGACCTGTTATATAAGATGCTAGCTCAATCCGGCGCTAACAAGAAAGCTATAGAGGACATCGCTAATAATATTAAGAATGATCCTCAATCAGAGGCGCAGATAGCGGAGGCTGAGCGTATGCGTAAGGAACAGGCGAAAAGGCAGTTGGTGCTTAATATGATACCGGGGTTGATGCTGAATATAAAGGGTATGAGTAGATCTCAAAATTAATGTTACATTTGTGAAATCATTAAACGTTTTAGATATGAAAAGATTGTTGTTTTTATTTGCTATGTTATTGACGCCATTCGCTTTGATGGCGCAAGAGGTAATCCCATCAGAAGGGCCTATTACTATTGATCTGACTACCTTTACAGGCATCATGGCTTTCGTCACGATGTCAGCTACGCAGTTAGCCAAGGTTGTGCCGTATATTGACACCCATAAGTGGGCTAAAGTCCTATCCGCCGTAGTCATAGGTATGCTGGTTTGTATATTAGCGTGGTTTCTAAAGGTGTCTCCATTGCTTATAGGGAGTGAATGGTGGGAGGCATTGCTGTATGGGGTAGCTGTTGGGTTCAGTAGTGCCGGCTTCTACGATCTGGTGAAAGCTATAGGATCACTGTTTGTAAAAAGGATCTAGCATCTTGTAATTATTTGAGATATGTAAAATTTCAAGATTTTATTATCTATAATATAGGCTATTATATTTTGCAATAATATTAGTATTGCTTATATTTGTGCGCCTACCTACTCATCACGAGCGGATAGGCGCATTTATTAATTTAAAACTTTTAGTAAAGGTATGAAAAGTAATTTGATTTTATCATCAGAGAGTAGGGAATTATTAGGTAGGGACATTTCTGTTATGTCCAAGGACGGGTTTGTATGCATAACGGAAGTTATGGAAGCCTTGAATGAAAAACGTAAATCTATGGGGTTGGAGTCTAGAAGGCTTGATCATTTGTTTGCTACTAATGGATTTCAGGAAAAGATGAAAGCTCTTGTTAGGGAGCTGAGTATTAATGATATATGTACTGTAAGAAATCTTACGGTACAAAACCATGAATTGAAAATCAATAAGATAACCGATCTCAAAAAATACGGAATGGCTTACCGAAGAGGAAAGGGGGAGGGTCAGAAATGGTATGTAAATCCGTATTTTTTTGTTATGGTAGCATTGGAATTGGATCCAGAGATATACGCCAAGGTGATAATATGGTTGCATGATGGATTCATAGAGGACAGGAATGCCGCTGGCGAGGCTTATATCAAGATGAGTTCGGCCGTCGCCAGGTTGGTTAGCGACAAGAGTCAGTTGTCTGATAAGATATCAAGGGTAGCTAAGGCTATTAATTTTATCGTCTTTAACAAGCATGAGAGTGGGATAAGGAATACGGCCACAAAGAATCAGTTAAACGACATAGTAGCTGTAGAGAATGTTATTACCGGCATTATAGATGGAGGCTTTATAGATACTTATGATAAGCTTATAGACTATCTTGGGCATGAATGGAAGAAGAAATGGGGTAATCCTGTTGTGGCTTTAAAATATTAGTATTAAAGAGACTCATCGTTATATAAATGGTGAGTCTCCGTTTTTTTAGATTATCTTTGTGTCAGAACGAAATTAATTTGATATGGGCAAATATGTAATCAAGAGGAAGATACCTAAATATCAAGAGGCTGGGGAAGTCACCCCTATCATGCCCGGTAATGTTGTTGGTCTTCAGGGTATTGGAGTGGAGCCTTTGGTTTCGTCTACCCGGATAGGATTTGATATTCAGCAGCCTGATATTAATACCATTGATACAAGTGATTTGAACGCTATCGTTGACAGCAATAAGAAGGTTGACGAGTCTGGCAGTACGGATGTCTTTGACTTTACCACCATACCTTATTATGGCGCTGATGATATAGGATCTAGGTTTACCCAGATGGGTCGTGGTATAGGGCGTATGAGAAGCGAGGGATACGGTGATTTATCCACCGGGGCTAAGACAGCTAATGTCGTGGGTACTGTAATGTCAGGCATCGGCGGTGTCTTAGGGTTGGCAAGGAACGTATTCTCAGGGATGGCGTCAGAGCAAGGCACTCGTACTAATATCAGGTTAGCTCAAGAGCGAGAGGCTAGGCAGAGACGGCAATCCCAGATGCGGTATAAGGATGGAGGTGGTGTTTATCTAGGGCCTAATAATAGATTCGATAGCGGAAGCCTTACCGGAGAGTATTTATATCCGTTACCTAAGTCGATGGAAGATCAAGCCAACGTAGAGGTCGAGAAGGGTGAGTACGTGACGCAGCCCGGAGAGGCGCCAATGGAGGCTATGGGGCAGAAGCACGCCGATGGTGGAACCCCTGTTTCCTTGGAGGAAGGTACGAAGGTTATTACCGATGATACCACCATAGAGTCGGATTTCGCTAAATACATCAGAGATACGTATGGTATCAAAGCCACGCCTAAGGATACGTATGCTACGTTAATGGACAGGTATAAGGCTAAGATCGGTCTTAAATCGGCTTACGATGATCAGAAAAAGGCGCTGGAGAAGCTGAAGAAAAACGATAAGATAGATGACGAGAATACGAAACGTTTAAACGCCTCTGTATTATCTAAGGCCATAAATGATAGTAACGATACGGTTAATGGATTAGAGGGGAGATTTACGGACTTCGCTAATGTCATATACAAGGAGCAGGAAGACCGGAAGATGAAGAAGGATGAGGATACGTATTTCGCTAAGGGTGGTGAGATAGATAATATCATATCCAGATCCATGAAAGAATACGGTCTTACGGAGGAGGATATAGCTGAGGCTAAGAAAGAGCTGCTTAAGAAAGTGGCTGGTATTCGCCAGAAGATGGAGATAGGAGGCACGTCTTTGTTCGGTCGTAAATTAACTTTCCGCCCGATCGAGAATAGGTTCAACAATGATCCTAACTATTTCGGTTATCAGCGCCAAGGAACTGATGGCTCTTATGGAGGTATTAATACGGATGAGAGGTTGAATTATTATAAGACATTCAATCCGGTCGCTTACGATGCTTATATGGGAGCTTCAGAGGGCACTAGGGCTAGGGCGTTGCAAGACGCTATCTACGGTCAGACAAGTAGCTGGATGGGCTTGGCTACGGCTGAGAACCCGATCATCGCCAACGCCGAGGCGCTTCGGGATTACACGACGCTCGTTTCCTTTGGCGGTGAGGATAGTCAAGGTAATTACCCGGAAGACAAGAAAGCCGCATATCATGATAGGATGAGAGACAATAAATTAGGTTTGTTTACCACATCTCGCCCTATGATCGGTCTAGACGTTGTTACAGAGGAACAGCATAAGGCTCTTAACGATGCCGGTATCACCCATTTTAGCCAACTGTTCTCTGATAAGAACAAGGATGTCGTTAATAAGATACTTGGCGAGGATATGCTTAAGATGCAGGCATTGAGATCCATGAAGGGAATGGAAGGTCTTGATTTTATACTTGACCCTCATAAGGTGGCTCCCGGTTCTATGGATATAGGTGATGTGGAGAATCCTGATGTTAAGCTGGATATGCCTGAGCTGATTGATTCTAATACACTTCCTAAAACCAACACAAATGCCGGTAAGTCGAACGGCGGCAATGGAGGCAGGAATATAGTAGGTGGTGGTCTTGACTTTCCTGAGGTGTTCAGGATGACTCCGGGAGCCGTGACAACGGAAGGTCTAGAAAGACATTACGCTCCTACCGTGGACCCGGTGTTGAGATCGGCTGATCAGTATATGGTTGAGGCTAATCGTGCTTTCCAATCACAATTGGATCAGATGGGTAATGTCCCGGATTCCCAGAGAGGGGCTTTATCTTCCAATTTACAGGCTATCATGAGTTCCAATATAGGTAAGTATATAAATGAGGTAGAACAAGGAAATGTGGCTCAAAGGACTTGGGCTGATAATGTAAACGCCCGGACTTGGACTGATACGTATGATAAGAATATAGCTCAACGTCAGGGTTATCAAAGTCGGATATTACAGGCTTTGGCTAATACTGACGAGAATTGGGCTAGGTATTTCGATAGCGTCAATGATGAGATTCAGCAGAAGTGGAATACGGCTACGACCATGAATACATTAAGATCTATATTCGGGGATGTAAAGATCGGTCCTAATGGGCAGCTGATCGCTGATCCTCAAGGAGATATATTGAGTTATAGGAGATTATATCCCGCTCAGGAAGTAACTAAAGGCAAGAAAGGATAAAGGATGGCTTCACAATATAGTATATTAAGGAATTACGGCAAGTACGTATCACCCTACAACATGGATGTCATGATGCAGGGTATGGGATACATGCAGCAGAAGATAGATACCAATCGGCAGGCTATAAATGAGTATGCTGATTATATTATCAATTCTGACATTATAAAACCTCAGGATAGGGAATATCTTCAGAATAGGTTAAATGGATTGATACAGGATGTGAATAACGTGTATCGTAAATCTAATTTGGCTTCTGATGGTATAGCCAGAAGCATACAGGCTTGCCTTGGGGAGGCTCTGGATACCCGTGTGCTGAATGCTATTGCCGGCACTAGGGAATATAGATCTTTCTCGCAGAAGATCGAGGATATGAAACTCAATAATCCAAAGCAATATAGCGCTATAAATGAGGCTGTCGCTTTGTTGCCATTTTATGAATGGGCTAATGACGGTCAGGTTGGGACAAGGATGAATCCTATTCATTATACTCCTTATACGGATTATAATGAGGAAATGAATAAGATGATGAAAGATTTCGTTAGTCTTAATAAAGGAAAGAAGTTTTCTGTTCCTGAAATAGTGGATGGTAAACCTACTGGGAGGATGAGGGATATTACTGTTGATGAGATGAGTCAATCTCAAATTAGATCAATAGCAGCTAGGTCTATATCTCAGAATGCTAAAGCTCAGATGCAGATAGAGGGACAGTATTTAGCCATGACCAATCCTGGCATGTTTAGTGGTATGACTACTGAACAGTTTGTTAATAAATATGTTTCTGGGTTTGACGCTGAAGAGAGCGTTCTTTTAGCCAAACTCAAAGGGGCGGAAGCCAGCCCTCCCGCTAAGGCGGCTATCGAGGCTTCGTTGCAGGAGGTTCGGGAGCAGCGCCGTGCGTTAGTGGAGGAAGCCACATCCTTTATTGGCAACAACATGAATCCTGCTAGGGCAGGGGAGTTTATTGTTCGTAATGAGTTTCTTGATGGTGTATCCGCTAGATGGTCATACAATAATTCATCAGAAAGCTATAGTGCGGATGATTATTATTTTAAAGTAAGAGATCTTGATTTCAAGGAGCGGGAGTTCTCATGGAGACAAAAATCCAAGGAAATAGATCAGAATCTTAAGCTTAGGGAGATAATGACTAAAGAAGGTGGTAACAGTCCCGGCGCTTCTTCAGGTGTTATGATTGAGCTAGAAAAAGTTCAGCCTAATGTCACTCCTGAAAATATATTTGACAATCAGTATATTCAGAATGAAAACAATATATCAATAGGAGAGAAGGATTTAATATCGTCTTTAAATCCTGTTGATTTACGAGGTATAGAGAACGATATACAAAACAATCCCTCTATATATCCAGGTGGTGTTAATAGTGAGAATATTATGGCATGGATTACCAATAACGGTGGCGGGTCTAGTTCTGTGTTATCATCACCAGAAATGGTAGGTAGGTATGAGGCTCTTATGGCGGCGAATGATAACAGGAAGAAATATAGTAAGATAATGGACGAGGAAGTAGATTATCTTACGAATGCTTTTGATGTCGCTACGAAGAATATCCTTAATGATGCTATCAAAGATCAAGACTATGTTACTGGTGGTATTGATACATATACCGATAATGGTATGGTTAACGCAAGGGATGTTGGTAAGAATGGAGCGGTTATTGGAGGAAGGGAGTATTCTCCGGAAGACGCTTTGAAAGTTTCTTCTATAGTTGGATTGATAAGCGAAAACATCAACTACACGGATAGGTCTATAGCTAATACGGAGTTGATGAGATCTTATATAAATCTGTTAAATAGATATTCGGGAGAAAATTTCACTTTGGATGATATAGATAATATAGCCAAAACTTATAGTCGTGTAGATAATCCAATAATGAATAGTGATGATGCCAATATGACTAATAGGGATAAAATGATCAAGATCATAGGTAAGAATATGTCTAGAGCTGATGGGCCTACGCTTAGAAGGGAATGGTCTTCTTCCAATGTAGGTCGTAATATAGCTAAGGCTGTTCAGGATTCTAAAACGGTTTATGAAAGAAGATATGATGAGTTTGCTCCAAGATCATGGTCATTTTCCAATTCTACCAACGCTTCTAAAGAGGATAGGCGTATGCATGCTAAATTAGAGAATCTGCTTTTGGCGAGAGCCGGTTTCTTGAATAAAGATAAAGATAGTAGACTTAATAATTATATATTGTATGCTCGTCCTACAGATAATCCTAATACATTTGATTTGGTAGCTATGGCTGGTGGAGAGAATATCGCTACGGTTCAAGTTACTAAAGAAGAATTAGACAGTATGGGGTATAGTTTGTATGAAAGGGAAAGAAATGTGAGATCGGAAGATTATGAATCCAAGATCATTCCTGTGTCTTTTTCTGCTACAACCAATAGACCTTACCAGAAATGGGCGCAGGCTAATTCACTTGGTGCTTTCGCTACTGTCGAGAATGCGGCGGAGGAGGCTTCTAGGATGGTTGATAAGTATGATATTCAAAGTAATGATCTAGCTACATCTGAGCTTAATAAGAGGGCTATTAGGATAATTAATACGGTTTTGAGGAATTACAAGTCGTATGATGTCAAAGCTAAGGGATTCCCCGGAGGGGTTGAAGTTGGTATTTATTTCCATGGTCAAGCAAAGACTGGGACACCGCTTAAGGTATTAGAGTATAATACTGATTATGCTGATAATATTATGAAAATTATAAATATGTGTCCTCAGATGTATCTTACTCAAGCTGTGGTTGAGGCTATTAATAAGGATGTTATTGTAAAGGGTAGGGATATTAATGAACAGCATTCTGACCTTAGCAATATTCTTTCGGTGTTGGATAAAGAGACCATAGATAAAATAGATGGTAAAAATGAACAGCAACAATAATAATGATATGGGGAATGTGATGAGGGATCAGGGATATTATGTTCCGACTCCATCCATTCCATCCCCTATGCTTTCTGGGGACAATATTTCTTCTATTCCTGTTCCTGTCGGGATGAGTAGTTCATCGGATATGGATAATGATGTTTTATCCAGAGAAGGAAGTAGAAGCATACCGTCATTGGTTGAGGGTATAAAAAAATCTGTAGAGACATCTTATCATGATGACGTAAAGGCCAGAAACTCGCTTTTCCAGATGATAAATGAGGTAGGTATACCTAAGGGTAATTATGATATAACTGGGAGCAGGATCAATCTTCGTGATTCAAGATATAGGTTATCAACAGGTGAGTGGATTCCTAAATATGAGAATTATATCAATAATATAGATAATGACGATCGTCTATCGAGAAGTCAAAGTGGTTGGGAGAAGACTTATAGAGGATTAGGTAAGTTTATTTATAAGTCTGCTTTGTATGGAATAGGTGGGGTGGGCCAGTCTGTTTATGGATTAAAGGAGCTTGTTACAAAAGGGACGTTATCAGCTATGTATGATAACAGTTTTGCCAGATGGTTGGATGATATGGATAAGCGTGGTGATTATACGCTTAATCATTATTACAGTAAGGAGGAGCGAGACGCCGGATTTCTTAAAAGTATGTTTACGACCAATTTCTGGACAAACGATCTTTTGTCGGGGGCTGCATTTACGGCTGGTGCTATCTTGTCGTCTTATGCTTTCGCTGGTGCCGGTCTTATGAATGCTGCCCGTATGGGGGCTAGGGTAGGAGCGACTGTCGCTGGATTAGGTAGAGCCGCTTCCGCCACGAAGAGCGGGTTTAACTCCATGCTAAGGGCCGCCCGCATAGGACGAGGCATAGGTAAGGGGTTGGACAACCTGACCTTTATTGGTACGTCAACGCTTTGGGAGGCTTCGGTAGAGTCAAGAAGCGGATTGATGGAATCTGAGGAAAACTTCAAGCAGGCTTACAGAAACGCTTATGGTAGAGAAGCCTCGTATGAGGAGCTTATGAGGTTCAGAAATGACAACGTCGATGCCGCCAATACTATATTTGCCGCTAATATCGGTATTCTTACATTGTCTAACATAGCTATGTTCGGCGATATGTTCGGCATGGATCTTGGCGTGGATAAGTTCATAAAACGCAATATATTTGGCGTAGGCGCCGAGAGGATGGATAACGGGACATTAAGGGCCATAACGCCTAAGAAATGGCAGAAAATAGCCGGGAATACGTTCAATATCATCAAACGTCCGGTATCTGAGGGTCTGTATGAGGAAGGTCTTCAGGGAGTGGCTAGCAAATCCGCCGAGGATTGGGTAGAATCAAGATACAATCCTATGGCTATCCGGCAGAATATAGGCTATATGGAGGCTATAAAGAACGGGTTCAAGGAGACTTACGGATCTAATCAGGGATGGAAGGAAATCGGCATCGGTATGATTATCGGATCGTTTATGGGAGTAAAAACTATTGGTGGTATAAAGGAATGGAGTCAAGACATGTCCCGTAACAAGGGGATGGTGGAGGCCTACAACACTAATGCCGGCGCCTTGACTTCGGCGGCTGTCCAAGCTATTCGTGGCAGCATGGCTCTGAACGCTCAATTATCAGGCTTAAGTACGGATAATAACGCTGACGATATACCTAATTCTAGAATCGTAGATAAGACTTTTAGTGACGCTGTATTCAATCGTCTTCGTTATGATCAGGAAATGGGGATGTTAGATGATACTAAGGAGAATTTCAAGACAGTCATCGAGTCTATACCTAATAGCGATATAGCCTCTGATATGAATATGACAGATGAGCAGGTAAATGAGTATAAGTCCAATCTTGTTGGCGAGTTCAATAAGAAGGTTGATAATTTTACTATGGCTAGTAGATTTGCCGACTCCCTTACCGATGGTATATCCAATAGATCATTTAACACCTACATCTCTAACATGGCTTATAACGGTCTTGAGGCTAAGGATAATTTGGATGATATCGCTAATCAGTTAGGAAGGATATACAATACGGATATAGGCCCCGCTTTAGATATATATTCTCGTCTTAATCCTGATTCGAGTAGGGATCTTAAGAAACTCAGGAAGCTTACAGATGATATACAGAAGATGGAGAAGAATGTTTTGAAGCTTCAGCAGAGTATCACGTCTAAAGAAGCTCTTGAGTCTGATAAGGTCAAGTTAGTCAAGGAGAATGATAGACTTCTTAAATTGACGGAGGATAGGATTGCTTTGGAGGGGAGATTAGCTACGTTAGTTAACTCAGAGACAGATATATCTAAGCTGTTATTAAACAGGAATGAATCAAGGATCAGTGCCGCCGATCTTATGGCAGCTTATGAGACTATAGTTGGTTTTGAGAATGCTGTATCTATCCGTGGGGTTGATAATTATAAAGAGGCTATGGCGTTACTTAGCGAGTATCGTCATAATCTTGTGGCTTATAAGAATATAAATGAGTCTCTTCGCCGTATGCGTGATAGGAGATTCATACGGTCGCAGGAACGTGGGTTCATGAAGGTTTTGTCAAACATATGGGGAAAGACTTATGAGGAGGATGATAGTAAATATGATTTCAGGAATACCGATGATCCTGATGCCAACTCCCTTTATGCCAATGATCAGGCCATAGATAAGGCTTATCAAGATGGTCTTATAGGAGAGGACGAGGCATTTATGTTCAAGACCTATAATCATATGATCGCCAGATCTATGGAGAATGATATCAAGGCTGATGAGGGCGGTATCGTTGAGAATGTACCTGATAATGAGGATATCATAAATCCTTCTGATGATAGAATCAATAATATAGCTATAAAGATATGGAACGGTAATGAGGATATCTTATCTCCTAGGGAGAGGCAGATATATGATAATAACAAGGATCGTATCAATGATCTTGTAAATGGGTTTGGCGATAATCCTATAGTTAGGCTTAATAAGATTAGGTCAATGATAGATAGGTTAAATACCAACGATAACGTCTTAAATAACATCAGGGATACTATTGATGATATCATAGATATGAACATTAATGGTCTTGATCAGGATCAGGTTAAGGAGGCTATACAGACTTATAATGATCTTATGAATGATATTGACAACGGGAATGAAGTTGATCAGGATAAACTTAATGAGGCTATTGATATTATCAATAACTATTCTGATGGGCCTCTTCTCCAGTTCGTGGAATGGATGAGGCTGTATGATAATGGAAGTATGGTTGTCAAGGATTACGATAAGTCTATACCTATGGGTGATGTCCTCACAGAGAGCGAACCCGGGACATCCACCGGCAGGACGGAAGTTAACGCCGCCCAGAATCCGGTGGTGTTGATGGCCCAGAAGAGAGAGATCGGTGGGGTTATGTATTATGAAGTTGGCGGAATGAGACTTGACAGGTTTATGGACAGTCTTGGGCTTAAAAGATCTGATGCCACTGATACTGATAATGGAAGGGTGATGGATTTCACCAACGGAACCGACATATTTACTGTTATAGAGTCGAATAACCACTCAAGATGGATGATAAGCGAGGATGACGCTCAGGCTTTCGAGAACGCTACCGGTGTCATACTGGGGCGGCAGACCGCCTTATCGACCTCTAACTGGTTCATGGTGTATCGCAAGGGGCAGGATGGATCTGTTGTTCCTTATTACACGGGTGATACGTTTGGATCTAACAACGAGTCGGTGAATCAGGAAGCAACGGCCAGCCTTCGCAAGGGTGATATGGTAAGGTTTAAGGTGGATATGTTAGATCCTTATACCAAGGGACTGTATGATAAATACAATAGCCTTTATGCCGTTGATCCTAATTCTGACGAGACCAAGTCTGCCCGTAGTGATTTGGTTAATAATATGGTTATTAAGATCGTGGATGGTGACGGTAATTTTGTCTCGGTGCTAAAAGCCAATGATCCAGACTCAAAAGGTAGTAACGCTGATTTAAGGAGTATGGCCTTTGAGTTGTATAGGGATAATGTAGGATCTGTCGCTGGCGAGATTGATATACCGTTCGTAGGCACAGTCACCAGTGTTTTGCCGGGAAGACCTAATTTTAGCGTAAGTGATGATAATGGGACGTTGATGGTATCCGAGAATGACTTTACCAACGAGACGGTTGGTAAGGTCGAGAGTGTAGGATATATAGAGAACGGGGAGGTTACGATGAGGGATGATATTAAGTATAATATATTCCCGTTCTGTACGGCTATCGTCAGGGATAAGTATGGTGATTATAAAAATTCACGTATCCCGGTCGTGGCTATAAAAACAGGGAACGGAAGAAATTATCTATATCCCGTAAGGTTGAAAAATCAGGATATATCGTCATTCTCTTCCATGATCGGATCAATGGCTGACAGAATTATAGAGGGTCTAGGTGGTGGAGTAAGTATTGATGATATAATGGATCTTAATAACGCTATAGCCAGATCCGGGCTGGATAACAAGACATATATGATTCCGTTGACGGGAGACGTGGATGTTATCAAGAAACGGCTAGAGGCTGTCAAGGAAGCGGCTAGTAAGATGCCTATGACCGCTGACGTAAGAGGATGGATAGGCGATTCTAGGACCAAGGAGGATATTTTGATGAATGACGTTACGATCAACATCGATCTTAATAACGATCCTTTCATAGCCCCTAAGTTCAGGATGAGTATTAGGAGGGATGAGACGTTCTTCGAGGATACGGAGACCCCGTTCGGCAGCCCGTCTGACCTCCAATCGGGATCCGCCTCGCCTGCGAAGGCTGCCGAGGACAAGTCGTTGGTTTCCGACGGTAACGTAGTATCCGGAGAAAATGAGGCGGAAAATCCTTGCTAAATTAAATATCTTGACTTATCTTCGCGGCGTCAGTCCATCACCTGACGAGTAAGATATTTAAAAGTTGGTCCCTGTCGGGTGTGTGATGGCCCCGGTGGGGACTCTTTATATTATGCAATTAGATGCTTTTTTACACCGGAAAATTATGCAAGACTTACGCATCCAGCGAGTGAAGGTCTTGATGATGTTATATACCAGTCATTATTTTGTCAATAACAGACAAAGGCAGTTGCTTGACCATACATACGCTTTAAGCAGAAGTCAGGCTTTCGATTATATGACGGAGTTCAATAAAAGACTTAGTGATAAGATAGGTATAGAATGTACGATGGATATTCTTCTGCCTACTGATGATGATAATGCTAATATCATAATCGAGTACAATGGCATCATTAAGAAGTTGATGAGGGAAGCCGAGAAGCTGGAACTTGACACTGACGCTATTAAGGATATGATGCGCGATCTACTTAATGAGTTGAAAGATGATGTTGATCTTAATATCTTGATATTTGACGTAACCCAGTTACTTATAAAATACAATCTATTTAGGTTGGATGCCATAACCGAGCAGGAGTTCAAGGACTCTTTCGTTAGGATGGATAGTAGGAATATGGAGATAAAGAAATTAACTTTATCTGATATCAAGAAGGTGGTGATGATGATGGAGGATAGGTATGATTATGCATTGTATATGACAGAGGAATATAATTGATTACATTTTTTGTAAAAATATATCCTGTTTGTTTGTAGTTTCAAAATAAGGTCTTATATTTGCGGTGCCTATCCGTTGCTAGACCAGAAGAAGATATTAATATCGCTTAGGCGTAGGCGATAAATGAGAGTCGCCAGTGGAGTAACGGACGCTGGTGGCTCTCGTTGTTTTTATATTATGGATAATAATTTAAAATTGTTTGAGAATCCTGATTTTGGGGATGTGAGAGTATTGTTGGATGAGAAAAAACAATCCATGGTTTGTTGGTAATGACATAGCCAGATGTCTTGGTTATGAAAACTTAGGGAACGCTGTAAAAAGGTTTGTTGATGATGAGGATTCTATCATTCTTACAAGTGATTGTAAATCAATGGGGTTTAAAATAAACCCCCTTATAAATCAGGCTGTTAGGGAGATCAAATTAATCAATGAATCAGGGATGTATTCTTTGATTATGTCATCTAAGATGGAATCTGCCAAGAAATTCAAAAGATGGGTAACATCGGAGGTTCTTCCTTCTATTAGAAAAACAGGCTCCTATTCTATGCCATCAAAGAATGAACTTCCATCTGATTATATAGAGGCATTAGAGGCTTTACTTAAATCGGAAAAGGAGAAGCGTGCGTTAGCTGAGGCGAAAAAAGCGGCAGAGGAAGCCAAAAGGGTATCTGATAATATCATCAAAGAACAGGTTCCTATGGTTGAGTTTGCTAAGACAGCCGAAATAGCCCAAGAGACAGATATGTTGATCAGAGAGGTTCGGGAAAAGCTAGAGGCTCATGGTTATGATATAGCCGAGAAGAATCTTCGAATATTGCTTGAGGATAAGAAGTTCTTCGCTAAGACCGGTAAGAGGTGGTTGCTTTCCCAAAGGATGATAGACAGCGGTTATGCTCGTTACAGATATCGTAATGATGACGAGTTCTACGGCACTAATACTGTCTATGTGACTCCTAAAGGATTCCAGTGGATCGTATCTAAGATATCTAGGGAGTGGATGCCTAGGTTCTTGGAGCTAAAAGGTAAGGTTTTGAATAGATCAGATAAGGATATTTTTGCTAAACGATAAATTCCATTTTTTTGTTATTTAGGATTTAGTTTTTGTTTGTCCGTGAGGATCGGCAAAAATATTTGTACTTTTCGGAGAAACATAAGGTTTGTTACATTATTGTTATTTGGCTCCCGTCCGCTCGTGAGAGTAGGCGGGATTTTGTTTATCTTTGTAACAAAACGATTTAGCAATGGGAAGATCTTGTTATGTTATAAAAAATAAGGAGGGTGGGGTAGATAATGTCCTTGCCCCGAACGACCAACCATCAGGGTTATACCAAAGGGCGATGGAGGTGTTGGGCGACCAGAAGCAGGCCTTATCGGTCTGGGGTACGGCCTACTCCCCTGACTTCGTGTCTTTCTTTGGCGATTGGATGTCCATGCCATCAGAATACGACTTAGATAGCAATGGGGAGCCTAGGTATGATGATGTCATGTCCTTTATCAAACAAAAGAATTATGCTGTGGGTAATTTCATGGCTGATGAGGTTAAGGATATCAATAACACCCTTACTTCCTTGGGCGTCGATAATATCAATGATCTTAATGATATGATCGTATCTAATTTCCTTTCCGGCGGTGATATATTCCTCAATAGGTACAATCTTGAGCGATCTGGGATGTATGACACCGATGAGATTGATAATATCATGACTAACCGATTGGAGTATGAGCGGGTAAGGGATATGATGAGGAGGATTGTCGATTTTATGTCTGACGGGGATCTTAATGAGAAGGATATGTATTTCCTATCTTCCGAGTCAGGTCTTGGTGATGATTATATGATATATGAGGATACATATGACTCGTTAGGGAAGAGAAGGGTCTTGAATCCAATAGAGGTAAGGGATACGATCATGAGGGCGGTAGGCGGTATCAGCGACCGCCGGGAGTTCGATCAGGCTTTCGCCTCCATCCCCTACCCTTCTTTGGCGCTCCGGTATCAGGAGGATCAGGATTACGCCGATCGGATGTATGACACGTATCGTAATATGACCCGTATGGAGGTTAGGGATCAGGAAGGGAATACGATTACCGACTCATACTCCAATAGCACCATACCGTATATCAGTACGCCTAAGGACATGAAAGCCCTAAGGGGTAAGGTTGGGGAGATAATCGATATGGATGATTTTAAGGACATCAAGGACGTTGCCGGACGTCTGCATGACATAGCCATGGATCTTGCCGACATGGGTGTGGATATAAGCGAGGCGATCAGCGATGAGATGGTTATATCCAGACCTGAGGATATCCGTGATCTTATGGCGTCGCTGGACGTCATGTTGTCTTCCATACAGGCCGGCAATTCGGTATACGATAGCTTTATCTCCGATCTTGATAGGATAACAGGAAAAGGGAATCCGATATACGAGGTTCAGGATACTTATTCTACTGGGGATAGGATGGTGTATGTAAGGTCCGGGAATACATCCCCTTCCGATATGTATGATAGGAGCATGTTGTATATTAGTAGGAATACGTACCATAACACGGCCCCGATAACCGACACCGATCAGGCCTATGAGATGTTGGCCAATATCGGGATAGAGCGGCCCTCGTACTTGCCGGCTGGCGTGGTCCCCGCCGGGGCTTCCCGTTCCGATATTGGCGTGGTCAAGGATAATATAAAAAAGCTGGTTATGTCCAACATCTCATCCTCGAATACCGAGAACATGACCCTTACCAGATTGATATACCAGCATCCCGTAACCCCTAAGATGGATGATGTCGATATTGATCGGGAGTTCAGGAGATACGAGGCTAGGCAGGGAAAGGATCGGGATTTTATCAAATCCTGTACATCGTTGAGGAAGATCCAGATCAAGGAAAGGTTAAAAAAATCGGATTTATATAATAATGTCTTACGTTTCCTTGATTTTAATGGATTTTATAATGTATCTTTGAATCACCATGACAGAGGTACGTTAAAAAACATAGAGATGTCGTTGCCGGATGGTCAGGTAAGAGATCTGTTGTTTGATGTGGCTATCGAGTCCAGCGACAGCAGCATGAGGGATCTTTTCTATCTGGATAGACAGGACAGGATGATGGATGCCGGTTTTTATCGATATCTATACCAAAGGAATCCGGGCCTGCTCCGGGAGGTCAACGGCGGTGTCGAGGCGAGACCGGACGGCTTGTTCTTGGCTCGTGGAAGGTATGATGATTTCGTGTCTTTCCAATCTGGTCTATATGAGAAGGTGGGTGAGACGGTTAATGGCGGGATATATAGCTTCGTGGATAATTTTATATATTCGGACCCATCATCATATCAGGATAGTATGGTACGAAAGATAGGTGACGTTACGGTAAGAAGTGACGATAACCGTCTATCAAGGGTAGAGGATAATCCCTCATCCAGTAAGATAATTAATGAATACACTGCTAATACAAATAAATTAATGCGAGATTTTTCGTGTAACTAATCTCTCTTTGACGTCGTGAGACGTTTTCTTTCGAGCATTGAAACATTGAATTTATAGATTTGCATGAATCCGGGCCGTAGTGATACGTTCCGGATTTTTTGTCTTGTACCGGTTCTTATTAATGCCATTTACATGACATGACGTGCTTTGATGATGACATATATCACGATCCTAGGATTATTAATTTTTGAACTTTGTAACGCCCACTATCAGGTGGGGTTATTATTAATTCAAAAATAAATAGACATGGGTACAAGTGGAGACAAAATTGTGCTGTTAGACGGCATGGGTTCCGGGAGCGGTAGCGCCGCTAACGGTTTATTATCTATGATTCCGGGTATGTTTACCAGCCTTTTGGGTGGTAATAAGATGGATCCGAATCTAGTCGCGGCGTTGATGAATGGTCGTAACAACCAAGATCAGTTCGGAGGAGCTAACGGCTGGTGGTTATGGATCATCGTCCTGTTCTGGTTGTGGGGCGGACGTGGCTTCGGAAATGGCTTTGGCAATGGCAATGAATGTTGCGCTAACGGTCTTCCGGCTCAATTGAACAACGACTATGGTCGTGAGTTACTGATGCAGGCTATCCAAGGTAACAGAAGCGCTATCGACCAGATCTCTAACGCCCTTAACTGTTCTACCTCTCAATTACAAAACGCTATCTGTAACGTACAAGGCGCTATTGATAAGGTGGCCGGTAAGGTAGGTATGACTTCTCAGGCCGTTATCAACGCCGTACAGCAACAAGGATGTGAGATCGGTAACCAGATTAGCGCATGTTGCTGCAACTTACAAAGCGCTATGGCTAGTGGATTTAACAACATCCAACATTCGTTAGACACCGTAGGATGTAATATCCAGAACGCTATCACCCGTCAGGGATATGAGAATCAATTGGCTATTACCGGACAGACCAACGTATTACAGAACAACTTGACGAACGGGTTCAATAACGTCATCCAGTCAGCTAATTCCAATACCAACGTATTGGCGGCTAAGATCGACGCTCAGACCCAGATCATCAATGACAAGTTCTGTCAACTTGAAATGCGTGAGATGCAGAATACTATCCAACAGCTTCGTGAGGAGAAACAGGCTTTGGCTACTTCCGCCATCACCCAACAACAGACACAGAACATCGTTAGCCAGTTAGCTCCAAAGGCTCCTATCCCAGCTTACGTGGTACAGAACCCGGGTTGCTGCTATACTCCTACCGTAAGGGTAGCTAACGAATGTGGATGCGCTTGCGGCACTACTAACGCCGTATTATAAGAAAGGGGGACAATATGGCTGATTTCAGAGGATATATGATCGGTTCATTCGCCTCTTCCCGTCTTGACAGGGGAGGCATCCCGGTAGTAGCCACTACTGGAAAGGTATCTGACGCTTCTGCGGCCGAACCTACGGTTGATTTTGGCATCAACCCGTGTCAGTGGAACTCACTACCTCCGGAAGGAATATTGTTATGGAAGGTTCGTCATCCGGTGACGGAGACTGAGGCTAGTTATCCTGCTACGATCGTTCTTCCGTCTGGCTTATCCACCACCACTCCTGTTACGGTATCCAACGCTGGAGTTATCGTCAACAAGACACCTATAGTGGATAAGGTTGGGGCACATATGACAGGGCAGGATATTACGACTCCCGTGGCTTCTGGTGATCCTATAGTGGGAGCCTACACCGAGCATCTTGTGTATTACAACAAATGCACCGGGGTATTTAGGATGTTAGGTCATACGGCTACGGCCCCTAGCGCGTGAATTTACTAAGAAAGAATAGGGAGGGTAACCTCCCTCCCATTAAAAAAGATCGTTATTATGTTTAAGGATTTAAAGAAAGGATATCAGGTTTATACGTTGGACACCTCAGGGGTTCCTAAATTCTTTATGGGTACGGTGGTTAACGTCTCGGAACCTAGGTTCGCCCAATCCCAGCTAGGTCAGTACCAGCAGCTGCAAGATCGGGTTATGGACCTTACTATAGAGGTGGACGGGAAGTCTATGACATACGTAGTTCCAGAGAATCAGAACGTGGCTATGGCCAACGGCATTACGCTAGCCTGCTCCGTGGATCCGATAATGAACCACCTGAACGCCATGAAACGAACCAGTACGGATATCGTGAATAGCGTGGATAAGAATAAGGAGATCATAGAGGCATGTGACAGTATCTTGGAGGATATTAATCCTACTTTCAAACAGTCCAAGGATCAGGATCGGAAGATAAAAGGTCTTGAGGATCAGGTAGCGAAGATGGGAGAGTCTTTCGAGGAGCTTAAAAATTTGTTAATTAAAAAATTAGGTTAATATGAGAGTTATAGATTTAGGCAACGGCCAAGAAGATTATAATGACGAGATCTACGACCGCAGAGGCGGTAGGGGACGCTCACGCCGCTCTGACGGCACTTATATGGGTTACGATGGTGGCGTATATGATCATTACGGTAAGGAACGTGACGGGATGATGGAGGAGCTTGAACGCCGTGAGCGTGATCTTGAGAGACGTGAGAGAGAATTAGAGCGTGATGAACGTGAGCTTGAGAAACGTCA